AAAAGTGGTAATTATGATGAAGATGATCTTATCATTATGCGTGGTATTGCTACTGAAATCACGTATCCCACATATGATTATTTTGGAACTTTAGTTCAGTTTTTTGGTTCCAACCCTTCTGGTCATCCTTTAACTGTCGTTATTAATAGTTTTGTTAATTCTCTTTATTTGCGATATTGCTGGTACGCTATTGCAAAAGAGAAGGGATGGTGGAGAACCCCTTTATTTAACAAGTGCGTGTCTGTCATGACATATGGCGATGATAATATTATGACCGTTGCTAAGGGTTATGATGATTTTAATCATACTGCCATTGCTGATCAGTTAGCTAAAGTGGATATCAAATACACCATGGCCGAAAAAGAAGCCGAGTCTGTCCCTTTCATCAACCTGCAAGATGCATCATTTTTGAAACATTATGCAGTATGGGATGACGAGCTTGGTTTGTATCGATCACCTGTTGAGGAGGATTCAATTGCTAAGATGCTACATACACATTTAAAATCTAAAATTCTATCTATGGAACAGTCTAGTGCTGAAGCAATTCAAAATGTGGCATTGAAGTACTTTGAATGTGGACGTGAAGTCTACACCGAGCGTGTTGCTCAGTTGGAGCGAGTTGCGCGTGACGCTGGGATTCAGGGTTACGTAGGTCCGATTATGAGTTATGACGACCGCCTCGCTTGGTACCGTCAGAAGTTTGACCTATAGGTCAGCTTCGAAAGCCCGCCCTGGGGGCTTTGTACCTTGGGCCACCGCAACTGTGTGGTGGAATAAGCGAAAAACAGTTGTACCGTGTTTGATTAACGCGCGGCCTGCTAGGTTCTGCATTACCTAGCTTCCGTGGACAGCTACACGGACAGTCATTGTATATATTAATCGTTATTTAGCGATGGGGTGACGCCCAACAAAATAGCACTGTTATGTTGTCGATTGATGTGCCGCTCATAATATTTCATAAATTACATTTCAAATTTTCATACAATTTTGGAGGAAACAGACCTCAATAAAAACTGTAATTTTGTACCCAATTTAAGGGGCATCTCTCGTGTGTTGTCTTTCGACAAGAGAGATGAGGTGGAAGCCCTCAGAGTTCTAAATAAGGAATTGAGAGACAAATTGAATAAAAAGTATCGTCATGTGGTTCAACTTTCCAAGAGAATTGCTTACTTAGAAAGTATGATATTCGAATCTCAATCTGGAGTTGTTAGTGACAGTCAACCTCCGCCCGGAACTAACGAGGTGGAGATGTCTTCTATGACTACAGAACAAATTACTTCATTTGCTGATCAAGATGCTGGTTGGACGACCGAAATGGTAGGGATGTACGATTCCACTATGGATTTGGCAAATAATGATGATAGTGAGCTTGGGAATTTTCTTAAGCGCCCTATTCGTCAATCTGCTCAAACTTGGATAGTTGGACAGCCGTTTTTCTATAAGTTTAATCCCTGGGCAGCGTTTTGTGAAAATCCTTATGTTCGCGATAAGA